TATAATTTTGTTTTGCAAATCCCTGATAAGCACTTTGTATTAGTGACATGTCTGTACCCATCTTATTAGCATTGTCTGACATATCTCTTATTGCCATATCAGCTATCTTAGCCGATTGAGCTGTATCATTATCAAGGCTCTGTAGTAGACTTGCTGAGAAACTTGTTACTGTAGACATGTACTCATTTGCACTTAGTCCTGCTGTTTTATATGCATTGTTAGCATATTCAGAAACTGCTCCAGCACTATCTCCAAATAAGGTTTCTACACCACCTACTAATTGTTCATATTCTGCATAACTCTGTATGGCTTGTTTTCCTAGATCTACAATTCCTTTGGCTACGGCTCCCATAGCACTTGCTAATCCTTTTACTCCAGCAATTATAGCTTCACTTGTTAGATTAGCTTTAATTAAATCTCCAAGTTTCAAAGTTTGTGTTCCAGCTTCTTTTTCTGATCGTGTAAATTCATCAATTTCCTTTGTGGCTTTCGACATTCTGGTTTCATTTTCTTTGATATTTTCACTTAGATTTTTAATTTCTGCTTTTAGTGTTTTAGCTTCTGCTGAATTCTTACCCTGTTCTAATACTACTGATGCATATTTATCTCTTAAAGTAGATAATTTTGTTTTTTGCTCATCTATCGTATCGTTCATCTTTTGGTAAGAGCTTCTATTATCTTCTAATTCTTTTTGGTTATTACTTAATTCTGTAGTTAAGTTATTAACTTCTGCCTGAGCTAGATTTAATTCCTTCTGATACTTATTTATTGTTATCTTATTTTTCTCATATTGAGACTCTGCTTTGGCTAATTCAGTTGATAATTCACTTACTACTTTTTCTTGAGCTTTTATCTCTTCAGAAGTTGAGGAAGTATTATTTTTTAATTCTTCTAGCTTCTTATTTTCTTTTTCTAGATTCATCATCATATCCATCATAGCTACTGCATTTTTGTCTTGTTGTTTATTGAAGTCTTCTAATGCTGATTTGTATGTGGATATCTTTTTATTACCTTCTTCTATTTCTTTGTTTAAGACATTGTTTCGAGAAGTTATGGCTTGAACTGATTTATCATTCTTATCAAATTGACTCGATACAACTTTCATTTCACTAGCCATAACTGTCAGATTGCTTGTAATTGTTTTTAGAGCTTTAGTGTATTCACTTTCTCCTGTTAACTTAACAGAGCCTCCAAATGATCCAGCCATATACATCCCTCCTTCTTATAACCATTCCTCTTCTTCAATTGCCATTTCCTCTAATTTTTGGTAACTAATTTTTCTTAATTTGAAATCATAAAATCTTTGGTAATGATAGTAGAGATTTCTAAATTTTCTGTATGTTAGTCTACCGACTTCTTTAGCTGATAGACCTAGAAGATTTATTCCTGTAAATAAAATCCACGAGAAATCGATCGGTTCATCTTCCTCGTGGACTATATGTTTTTTGGGTGATCATCTTTAACACTCTCTGTTATTGCTTTATTTAGCTTTTTGGCTGTTTCTTGAACACCAACTCGAGTTATTAATCTACCCACTTGTTTTTGAGTTAACAAAGGCTTATTATTGCCTTTTTCATCGTTCTCTATTTCAATGGCTTCATTTATCATTTCTGTAAAACCAAATATTAGAGCTTTTGCATTCGGTTCTTTGCCACCTTTATTATCAGTCAGTTTTCCCCACTTTTGTACGGTACCATATTGTTTTTGTATGGCTTCCATTACATTTAAATTAAATACTAATGCATATTTTTCATTTTCTATTTCAAATTCAAATTTATAGTCTTTCATTTTTCCTCCTAAATATTAAAGGTGGACATTTATCCACCTTATGCTGTCTTTTCAAATAATCCTTCTAAATACTCAACTGCTTCATTAAATGTTGCAAATGTTTGAGTTTTAGACCAAGTACCATCCTCTAATTTTAGGACTGTACCTTCTAGAGTTGTTGTAGTAAATTCTACACTTTCTCCTTTTGTTTTTTCATCTGGTAATGCATCCTTAAATTTTACTTTACTTAAGAACTCTACCTTATATTTGTATACTCCATTTACTACTTTTGTAATTATTCTTCCGAATCCTACATATGGAGCTATATCTGTATCTTTACGGATTATTTCTCCGGCTTCTGACATCTCATGACCTGTTAAGTCTGAGTATGTTTGGTCATCATCCTCATCTACCGTAATTGATACGGTTCCCTTTTTGAAAGTGTAATCACTTTCTGCTAATCCATCATCAGCATATAATTCTGCTGAATTTAGATCTAATGAAACCTTACAATCGACAGCTTTTCCTGGTGTCTTAACCTCAGCATATGTTTCTGTTTCTTCATCTAAGATTCCATATCTAAAATTTTTCAACCCTATTCTTGCCATTTATATTTCCATCCTTTCTTTTGCAAATTCTAAAGTCTTATGATATAACCCTGTATCATTTTCATACATATCAGGGCTACTACCTGTTCTTATGAAGTTATTTTCTTTCATAACTTCTTTTATTTTTTTCTCTATTGCTAAATAATTACCATTACTGAAGATATCAATATCTATATATGCTACACTTCCAACTTCTTGGTCTTCTGCAAACAATGTAGGATCATCATCTGTAAAAGCATAAGTAATATATGTTTTGCTTTTTCCGGTATATGTTATAAACTCTGCCGGAATCTTTTTGCCTTCCACTTCAAAATTATCGAATATAGATTTTAATAATTCATAATCATTCATTTTTTATGTATTTCTCCTGAGCTTTAATCATTGCATTGGTTATTGCTGTTTCCTGTCTGAATGCTTTTCTGAAGAATGGCTTCTTCTTTTCTCCTCGGCTGGTTCCAAATTCTCTAGCTAATGCTATTAGTGGAATTGGCACACCTTCATCGTTATATCCATAGAATCCAACTTTTGTATTTATTCCATCATCTGTTGGTGTCTTGTATGATTTCGTAATCTTCAATCCTTTATCCAAAGATTCTGTACTTTTAAAACTAGATTTCATATTTGATTTAACTTGTTTATATACCACTTCGGCTCCTGCTCTGGTCATTTCACTTAGCATTTCTTCAGTATTGGATTCTAGCTTCTGGAATGTTTTTATTAGCTCAGTAGGTAATTCAGCATTAAATCCTGCCATTATTTTGTGACTTCTTTTGCTTGGATTTCTAATTCGATATTTTCTTCATCAATGTTATTCAAATACTCTATGGTATATCTTTTCTTATTAAACAGAATTATCATATCCCTGGTTATTTCAGTTTTTGGATAACGAATTGTGAAGTTAGTGTAGGCTTTTTCAAAATCACTATTATTTGCTATCAAAGTAAATCCTTTTGTTGTTTTGACTTTAGCCCAAGTAGTTAGGATGAGAGTGTCTTCTGGATTTTTAAATCCTGCACTATCATCCTTTATAGCTACTTTGTATATTGATATTTTTTTACTATAATCTCCTGGGTTTAACATATGTTATTTCTAGAGTGCATTCCAAGTATGGTTTCTACAACTTTATTTAGATTGTTTTTATCCACATATAAAGTCCTATTATCATACATGTCCTGGCATAAAATAAAAACGACAATTAAAAAATCATCGTATTCATCTAAATCCTTTACTCCTGTATTTTCTGTTATAAATTTTTTAGCAATAGTTATTAAAGCATTAAGTAATCTCCTATCTGCTTCATCGACTTCTTGTAATCTGATATAGTTAGCTATATCATCACATGTTATTGTACTTACTTTCATTAGTTTCCTCCTTCTTTGAGGTCTTGCCTGAACAACTAATGACCTTATTTATCTTTTTGATTATCTTCTGGATCTTTTCCAGCTTCCGGATCTATTGGTGCTTCTGGATCCGTTTCAGGTTCTTTTGTAGCTTCTGCTAATTGAGCTTTTAACTCTTCAATTTCTAATTTTAGTTCATCGTTTTCTTTTTTTAGAGATTCATTCTCTTTTTTTAATTCTGCTTGGCTTCTGTTTTTTTCAGAGTATTCTTCTATGTAACCAGCTTTTAAAAGGTCACTGATTATTGCTTTATCTTTTAATTCAATAACATGACCTTTTGAGCCAGATACTTTTCCACTAAAACTCTTTAATACTTTAAACATTATTCAGCAGTTCCTGGACAAACTAATTTAGAAATCTTTTGAGCATCTTCAACTTTAGCATCAAATTCCATCCATGCTACTACACCAATAGCATGTTGGTCAGCATATTTTTCTCTTAGAACTTCCATTTCAAGTTCTTCAGTAAACTTAGTTGCTAATCCTGATAAATCTCCATAAAAAATAGCAGTATTTCCTGCTCCAATATCTTTCATGTTATCAGTTTCATAAACTGGTTTCCCTAATAATGTATATCCGAAGTCACTTGTTATATCATCTTGTAATAAATATCTATCATTAGCATCTTTCAATAATGAGATTGATGTTAATGTTTCTGGTGACATTAACCATACAGCATTCTTTTGGAATTTTTGTTTTACTTTTCTTTTTGTTTTGATGATTTCATCTGCTGTAATAACATTTGCACTTTCAGCTGTAACGATTAATTTTACTCCTTTATCTAATCCTGTTACTTTTCCATCTGTACCATTTAATAATTCGTTTTCTACGAATAATGCAATTGATTCAGACATAATGTTGATAACTTCATTTACGATATTGAAGTCACTATTATTTACTAATGATTTAGATATTTTAGCTAATGCTCCTGCTAAATATCCTGTTAATTCAATACTAGCAAATTTACCAACATTACTTTCTAATGATTTAAATTCTGTAGCATATGCCATGTTTACTTTTGCATCTGCTGTTTCTGAATAATATGGGATTTCTAATTTTCCTTTAATATTATACTTAGTTGATTTTTCTAAAATAGGACAGATATCATAAACTTGTTTAATAATCTTTTTAGCAATAGTTACTGGAATTACTGCTCCATTATCTCCTTTTGTTAAATTAACATCTGCTCTTTCTTCTAGAACTACACCTCTGATATAATTCTCGAATGCTTTTTCTTCTTGTAAAGCTCTTTCTTCGTTTTCTTTCATTTCATCTTCCTCCTTCTTTTCTTCTTCTTTTTGTTCTGGTGTTGGCTCTTCAGTTAACTCTCTACCTTTTGTAATGGCTGAGATTGTTTCATTGATTAAACCAATTTCACTTTCTAATTTTTTAAATAACTCATTCTCATCTTCTGTGAATGCTCTTTCTTCTGTCTTTACTGTATTAAGTAAAGTTTCCATTTCAGTTTGCTTTTCAGCTCTTTGTTCAGTTAATGCTTTTAGATTCATATTCTATTTCTCCTCTCTTATCTTTCTTAATCTTTCTTCATAATCTGAATAATCTATTTTGACAACTTCCTTATCGGCATGTTGTTCAGGCTCCTCTTTAGTTTCCTGTCTTATGTCTATCGTTTGTGATTCTTCTCCACGATATTCAATAAGTTTTACTTGGTCATCTCTCATTTCGATGCTAGTTCCGATGTATGCCGGATACTTTCTATCATCTATAATTGAGACTTCTAGAAGATCCAAATCTCTGACGATTCTTTCTTCTATTCCATCATCATTGACTTTTCTATCTTCTTTATTACATAAAAAACCAAATGACCAACCTCTTAATTTGTTGTCTTTGGCTTTCTGTATTACTTCTGGATCCTCGACTTCTACAATGGCTCTTAATCCAATGTTGTCTTCGTATAACTTAGCTTTTCCACTTTTGGTATCAGCTAATTCCCTATCTCTTTCGTGATTTAATAAAACCAGGACATTTTCTGCTTTTTCTAAGGCTCTTTGAAATACTCCTGATCGTATTCTTTCTACGAATTGTCCTCTGGTATCACACAAGACTTTGGATGTTCTTTCTACTGCATTGACATAGCCATCTATTACGATTTTTCCATTTCTAACTTCCACCTTCATCTGTACCACCTCCTTCTCCGGTGCTATGCATGTCTACTATTGAATTTGTATTTGGGGTATAGTATTGTCCTGTTGTAGTATCGAATACTACATTTCCAAGATTTAAAGTTATGACATCAAGTCCTTCAATGCTGTCATAGTCTTCTAGATATCTGATTTCATTTTTTGATATCCATCCTGTTTCTGATGCTATTTTGTAGGCTTCATATCTTTCTTTAATGTTTCCTCTACTTATTTCCCTGGTATCAAATTCAAAATAAAAAGACTCCTTCTCTTTCTCGAGTAGTAAGTCTTTATTCAAAGCTATTTTAATTGCTGTTAGTATTGGCATAATAGCTTCTTTCATAAATTCATCAAAGTTCTCTTTGTTATGAAATATGTGGTCTATTTCTTCCTGTAATGTTTTCTTTCTTTCATTTAATTGAAGTTCTACTGTTGTACTAGATCCTTCTTTAAAATCCATTCCTTCATTCAAGACAATTGCATTTTCACTTTTGTTTGAATACAAATTAGACCATGCTTGTTTCAGCATTGTTATTTCTTTTTCTCCAAGTTTTCTTTGTGAAGTTATAAATCCTTTTTTTGCTCCTCCTGTTTTTACAAGTCCGAGCTCATACATCAATGTTTGATATGCATTTTCAATAGCTGTTGATACTTCTCCAATTACACTTTTTCCTGAGCCTCCATTCTTGGTGCTTCTTAGTATTGTAATAAAGTTAAATGTTTCATATGTTTTTCCATTTACCATGTATGTTATATCTTTAAAAATAGGATCCGTATTAGTGTTAATCGATACATGTGATGCTTCTACATATCTCAGACTTTTAAATTTATTTTTTTGTTTTTCTATAAATAAATATCCACCTTTATCCAATAAATAATCTTGTACCCAAGCTTTTCTTAATTGGAATGCATCCAATGTATCTCCTGGATCTATATTTAATAATTTTATTCTTGGATCATCTTTTACTTCTTCTACTTTAGTTTTTCCTGTCTTTTCATCCTGGACTTCTCGATATAACCTTATCGGTATCATTGCTACGGTGTTGCATATTCTGTCTACTGCACTGGCTACTGCTGGTAGTGACATTGCCTTATCTTTGTCAATTGTTTCTCCTCTTAGAATTGCTTTAAGTAAAACATCACTTGCTGACTCTTCTGTCTGTGGCTTTGTTGTTTCCTCTTCAGCTCTTCTTCGGAATAAATCTCTTATTCTCATCTTCCACCTCCTTTACTCAATTATCTGTACAAAGAAGTCATCGTTATCTAGGAATACATCTTGTTGTAGAAGGTGTACTGCATTTATTAATGCTACTACCATATCTACTTTTCCCTGGCTTCTTTTTTTAGTTATGTACCTATTCATGTTAGTGTCATAGGTGCATCGTGCATTTTCGAAGTTGATTTCTAATAATTTATTCTCTTCATATCGGAACTTACGATCCAATATTTTTTCATATAATAATTTCGTTGGACTATGTAATGTATCACTATGTTGTCTTATGACTATTGTGTTATATTTCTTATCCCATTTTTGAGCTGATGATAAAGCATTGTATCGGTCATATCCTATTGCCATAATTGTTACTTTATATTTCTCTTCTATTTGGAATACGAAATCTTCGATTATCCCATAGTCAACTGTCTTATTTCCACAGGCTATACATTTCATTGTTTTTATAAAATCGTAGTAGTTGATTCTTTCAAACTTATTCTTTTCTTCTATTCTTCCTTCTGGAATAAATGCAAATACATCAGCAAGTATTTCGTGGTCATCTTCTGATACCATTGCTACGGCACAGTTATCATTGGTCATGGCTAAGTCTACTCCTATGTACACTTTTCTGCCTGTCCAATCTATCTTAGCTACCTTACAACTCATAACTTCATTTACATCTATATAGCTCTCAGTTCCCATTCCCTGGTATATGATATTGCAGTGTTTTGTTAAGAAGTTTTCTCTTACTGATTCTACTGCTATTGCCTTAGCTCTTTTCTTAACTAAGTCTTCCCAGATTTCTGGTATTTCTAAAGCTACTGGATTTGATTGTTTTAGCACTGTGTCATCAGTAGTCCATTTATTTATTGTTTCTTCATCTGGTTCATATAAAAGTGCAAATATGGTTTCATCTGGTTCTATTCCATCTAATACTCTTTTTGCATATGATACTTCATCTTCAAACGGATTATTGATTGTAGGATACTTAGTCGAGATTATACATCCTAATTTATTCAGAATATTCAATTGTCCTGACCTCATGGATTCTATTGCATATGGATTTGGTAATGCTCCTACCTCATCTGCTAGGAATACATTTGGAAGTTTTCCATCCATACGGCTTGATGAGTAGTTCAATGGATAATATCTACTTTCTGTTAAATTAAATTGTATGTAATCTCTTAGTATCTTAAATCTCTTACTTTCTTTATGTAGATAAATAAGTGGACTTGATTTCAATGTTTCTTCTATTGCTGTTTTAACTTCACGAGATAACGATCCATCTGGAGCTACTGAATAAAACTTTGAATACTTTGGTTCCAATAAAAAAAGCAAGATGAATATCGTTGCTATTGTATAAGTCTTAAAGTTCTTTCTGGCTATTTCTAGAATAGCTGTTTCATATCTTCTCTTATTTGGATTGCTTCTGTAAACAACACATAGAATTGATATGTAGAATACCCATTGGTATCCACACGAGCATTGGTATATTGTTTGTCCTGCCTTTAAACCTTTTGGCATTATTAACAGCTTCAGGATTGATTCTATCTGCTTTACTTTTTTTTCATTGATTTTGTATTTGGGGTTCTTATCATTTGCTATCTCCAGAAAGCTCTCACATTGTTTTTTGACATACTTTGGTGCTTCAACTTTTCCGGTTACTACATCTGATGCATATTGGTATGCCTTATTTTTCAATTGAGCCACCTGCTATTATTTGTAGCAGTGGATCATCCTCTTCTGTAACATCATCTTTTCTTAATGAGATGATTATCTTCATCAATGTACTTACTGTTTTATTTGCACTGTCTGTAGTTCTGTTATAGTCAGATATGGCTGGATGTGAATAAACATTTTTTCTACCTTTGACATATTCCTTTGTTACTAATGTGCCATCTTCTTTTATTGTTTTCTCCAGGTCATTTAGTATTTGTAATTGTACCTGGTATCTTTTAAAAGTAGTTAAGAAGAAAAAGTTTTGTTCTACTCCATGCTGTTCTGCTATCCTTAATATTTCCTGTGCCTGTTCATTTAAGGACATTTTATTCATGAGTAATTACTCCTAAAATAATCCCCATTCAGCAAACTTTTCAAATCCACCAATTTTATTTATATATTCTCTGGCTTCTTCTACTATTTCACTGTATGGTTTTCCATCTATAATTTCATCTCCGATTGCACAGCTAAATTGTACAGGCTTATTTAATTCTTGAGCTTTTCTAAATGCATAGATATTTACTGATACATCAGCTTTAGATAAATCTTTTCCATGTAATCCTCCACCGGTTACACTTTGTGCCATATCAGATCCTAACTTTCTATTTGTTGCTCCGGTATCTACATTGATTCCTCCTGTCCAGTATCCTAATGGATTTACTATTGCATTTGGATAGTCTTCATAGATATCATTTTCTTCTGTATTACTTTGACAGATTATTAATCTATCTCCATCTAATATGTATTTACCATCAAATGGATTTTTAGCATATATATCTTTTGCATAGCTTGATAATTTTATTTCTGCTTCTGTTAATGGCACTCCTTTAAATATTCCATTATCTCCACATCTTACTTTATCTGATTGGTTCTTAGCAAGATGCTCATCTTGTTTTTCTACTACTAAGTCTAATACTACATCTCCGGCTATTCTCTTTACTGCCTTTTCAACTTCATCTACTGTGAAGCTTTCTGATGATTCTATAATCACATGACATACTCCATGTCCTATTAAAACTTCTACAGCTACTTTTGGATTATTATTTTTTCTATATGCTATATCTACAATTGCTCCTGCTATCCTATCTGCTATTTTATCCGGATGAGCTGGATTTACTTTTTCTATCATTTCATTTCCTCCTTTAATAATTTTTTTAATATTTCTGCTAATACATTTACTACAATACTATTTCCTGCTTGCTTATATAATTGAGCATTACTATTAACTTGTGATGCCTTTTTAAAATCTTCTTCTTGAAATCCCATTAATTTCCAACACTCTAACGGTGTTAGTTTTCTAATTCTTAAATCAGATTCTACTACACCTTTATCCTGAAATGTTGTTAATGTTTGTATCATTTCTTTTTGAACTGTACCTCTTTTAGTTGATGTGTTTGTATATATTCCGTCCCCGGGATATGCAATTAAATATCCCTTTTTAGTATTATTTTTTATTGCTATTCCTAGACAATCACATCTTGTATCTAACGTTGGGGAAATATTGTTATTTGTACTATTTTGTTTATAAAAATTATTCATTCTACTTTGTGAGTAGCTATGTCTAATCACATCATTTTCTTTCAACTTTCCTTCTGCAAGTAATTTATCGCATAATTCTTCTTTCAATAATCTATTTTTATTAGTTAAAATATAATTATCAATTGGTCTACTACCTGCTTTACTTGTAATAGTATTCGCAATGTTTCCACCATTTACTTTTTTTAGGCTCTGTTCAAATCTTTCTCTTCTAGGATAATTTCCTGTTCCATCGCTCATAAAACAATTTATCATCTTTTGACTTAAATAATATTTTTCATCAACATCTTTTTCCAACAAATCTTTCAATTTTAAATTTAATTCTTGTTTTTCTGGAAAGCAAAAACTATTTTGAATATCATTTCTAATACTTATAGTAAAAACTCTTTCTCTATTCTGTGGTATTCCATAGTCTTTCGAATTTAAAACTTGATAATAATTTTTATATCCCATCTGTTCTAACTTCGTTAAGTACGAATTGAAATTATGGATATGTTTTTTGCTAATTAAATTTTTTACATTCTCCCATATTACATATTTAGGTTTTATCTTTTCAACTATTCGTATTGTTTCATACATCAAACTACTTCTCGTTCCAGAACCTTCATCTCCACCTTCTTGTTTGCCGGCTAATGAAAAATCTTGGCATGGACTTCCATGCATTATTAAGTCTACTTTAATATTTTTATTCCAATTGCAAATATCCTGAGGTTCAAAATTAGTATTATGAATTGCATTAAAACTTTTTACTGCATATTTATCAATTTCCACATAATCTGCAATTTCATATGTACACCCTATTTTTTCTAATGCTTTACTACATGCACCAATACCACCAAACAACTCCAACACTTTAATCATTTGGAATTTCCACCCCTTCTATCAATTTAATCGCTGTTTCTCCTGTCAAAGTTTCCCAACGATCTATTATGACATCTACATATTTAGGGTCTAATTCTATAGTGTAGCAGTTTCTTCCTAAATGTTCACAGCTTATTAATGTTGAACCTGAGCCACCAAAAAAGTCGATTACATTTTCTCCCTGTCTACTACTATTTTTTACCAATCTACTTATTAACTTTATTGGCTTCATAGTTGGATGTACATCATTCTTTTGCGGTTTATCTTCATGTATTACTGTTGTTGGTAATTTATCTGCAAGTATTTCCTCTACTAATTCTTTTAATTCATCTTTGGTATATTTATCCAAATCTGCTTTATCTTCGAATACTGTAGTTTGTGTTCTGTCATTTATAAAATAATGACCGGCTCCTTCTTTCCAACCATATAGACATGGTTCATGCTTCCATTGATAATCTTGTCTACCAAGTACCAATGCATTTTTTACCCATATTAGATTTTGTTTTACCTGTCCTCCGGCATCTCTTAATGCTTTTCTAAAATTGTATCCTTCTGTATCTGCATGGAATATATAATATGCTCCACCTTCTTTTAATACTCTTAACATTTGTTCATAAAAAGCATTCAAGAATAAGTAGAATGATTCATCATCCATATTGTCATTAAGGATTTTATTTCCATTTTCTCTTTCTTTTCCATATCCGGTTTCATTGATTGAGCCATAGTTAACATTGTATGGTGGATCTGTTACGCATAAATCCATTACTGCTCCATCTACTAACTTATCAATGTCTTCCTGGCTTGTACTATCTCCACACATTAATCTGTGTCTTCCTAGTTGATAAACATCTCCTGGTTTAGCTTTAGGTATTTCTGGTAATGATGCTTCCACATCGTAGTCATCTTCCTGGAATTCTATGTCTTCCTGTGTAAAATCAAAATCATTGATATCAAATCCAGCTAATGAAACATCAAAATCTAATTTGTCGAGTGCTAGGATTTCCTGTCTTAGTATTTCATCATCCCATCCTGCATCTAATGCTAATTTATTATCTGCTAGTATATAGGCTCTTTTTTGTGTTTCTGTTAAATCTTCTATAAATAAACATGGGACTTCTTCCATCCCTAATAATTGTCCAGCTAATACTCTTCCATGCCCTGCTATAATTCCATAGTCACTATCTATTAGCACCGGATTGATAAATCCAAACTCTTTTATAGAATTAGCTATCTTCTCAACTTGCTCCTGGCTATGTGTTCTGGCATTGTTTTCGTATGGCTTTAGGACTGATATTTTTACATTCTCATATCTCCTCATCTAATCCTTCCTTTCCAAAAAACTCATGTAAAAATTAAAATTGTGTGAATGTAGGTGGGCTGTGGGTGGATAAAAAATAAAAAGAATTGCTTTGATTATGCCTGGGGGGTTCTATATTTCCTGGCTACTATCTCTTGCAATTCTTCTCTACTAATCTTATTGTCTTCTGCCATCTTATGATGCATATTACACAATGTGATTAGGTTCTCACTATCTAACTTTTTATCATTGTCTTCTTCTATTGGTATGATGTGATGCACTTCTAATTGATTATAGTTATATCTGTAGAATGTATCATACTTACCTTCTAGACATATCTGGCACAGATGTTTATCTCTGGCTCTTATCTGGTTTCTTTTTTCTTTCCACTCATATGTATCCCTGAACTTATTAGCTGTTGTTCTAGGCTTCTTTTTATACCTATAACAGGTCTTGTTGATGTCATGGATCCTTCCACATACTGAACATGTCTTCATCATATTCTTCACACCCTTTGTTATATAAAAAAAGATTACCCTTTTGGATAATCCTCTTATGATATCATTATAGCAGATACCTAACTGCAAAATACTGCAAAGTTTAATCTAATCGATAAATTGTAATTTGAATTATTATTTTCTTTATTTTCATTTAACAAATTTTACGGCCGTACCATAAACAATTACTTCAGCAGCACCCTGCATAATTGCAGATGAAGCATATCGTATATTAACAATTGCATCTGCTTTTAGTTCTTCTGCTTCTTCTACCATTCTTTTTGTTGCAAGTGCTCTCGCCTCGTTCATCATTTCATTATAGGATTTAAGTTCTCCACCAACTAATGTTTTAAAACTTTGTGCTATATCTTTTCCAACATGTTTTGATTGAATTGTACTTCCCTTAACAAGTCCTAACATTTCAAACTCTTTACCACTAATGTAATCAGTATTTACTAATATCATCTTCTTCACCTTTCTTTATTTCATTTATCCTTTCTATGCAAACTTTGATCATAACTATAGAAAATAATATAGGAATGATACCTAATAAATATTTCCATATCCCCTCTATTAATGTTATTAAAAATCCAAAATAAACCACATAATACAACACTACAATTATTGTTATAATAATTGGTGCTGTCATTTTCTTTCTATGATTATTCATCTATGACACCTCAAATAATTATTATTTATTTAAATTAATAATTGAATAAACCATTAATGCAACACCTAGACCAAATAATACACAACCATACCATTCAGTTAATTGATTAGCAAAGAATCCAATCATTCCTCCACCTAATGCACATAAAATTGCATATAACATTTTTTTCTTTTTCATATATTCAACTCCTTAACAAATTACTATTTATCTTTCTTTACTAACTTTTTTATTTTTTCTGTATTCTCTATATAAGTTTCAGTGTAGCCACATTCTGGACATACAGCACATTTTATTCTTTCTAAAGCTGATTTAAACATTCCCTTTTCTCTTACATCTATTCCATAACCACCATTAGATACCATAACTGATAAATCTTCTACCATTTCTGTTTCACATCTTAAACATTTTCTCATTTTATACCTCCTAATAAATTATTATTTTTCTAATAATGTTCCATTTTTAAATCTTTCTGAATAATCAAGTGTTGATTCTTTATCCATCATAGGCTCAGAACTGACTCCTTGAAAAACAATCTTATTATCTCTATAAGTGAACCAGAATAAAATATCAGGTTCTTTTTCAAATTCTACAGATATTCTCCATTCGTTATAACTCAAAAGTTTATTTAAATAAGAATGATTTATTTTTATTTCACTAACATCTTGTGCTGTATATCCTCTATTTTCGAGTTCTGTATAAGTATAGGTTTTAATAAATTTTCGTTGGATAAAAACATTAAGGCAAAGACCAACAATTAGCAGTAACAAAATTATTATAATTATTGTAAACAACTTTTTCTTTTTCATATTTCCTCCTAACAAACAAATTACTATTTATCTGTCAGTTATATTATAACACAAAAAAGAGCTTTCTTATTAGGATAGCTCTTCATTTTATTATTTTTCTTTTTCCTGGATTTCAAAGTATTTTTTTAGCATTGCTATGAATGTATCTTCTTCCCAGTAAAACGGATCTCCCATTGCACTTATAAAGTTAAACATCAATTGACCAAATCTCCAGTCCGGACACTTTGTTTTCCAGATTTCTTCTATCTGCTGTAGGAATGGTTCCATTCTTTCTATGCTTCTCATATTACACCTCCATTTCCAACAACAACAATACCATTTAAATTAATTAAGTCTAGCTATTCTTTATATTATCTTACAGGTTCATAGCTAAATAATATTCTTTCTACCATATTTATTGTTTCTTCTATTCTTCTTATTCTAACTAAATCTACACCTTCTCTTACTCTTGGTTTTAAATCTATTAACATGTATCGTACATCTTCTAACATATTTATTGTTTCTCTAAAATCTCTCTTTGTCATTTTAAACACCCTTTCAATTCTTTTACTTTTAATCTTAATCTTTTGTTTTCTTCTCTTAATCTTTTTATTTCTAATGGTTCTCCGAGCTTATTTATAATTTTATTAAAACAGTCTTCTTTTATATCTGATTTTAAACTTTCATACTTTGATTCTAAAGTGTTGTACTTTCTTAACAATTTAAAATAATCAAACATTTTTTATTCCTTTCAGATGATCACTGTGTCTTTGAAATACTCCTCTTTCACACATGCACATCTCTTTAGCTATTACATCCCATTTTTTTAATTCGATGTATCGTTTATTAAATATTAATCTTGTTTCTACATCTGTTATTTCTGATATATAGCTTTCTATTTTTATTATTTCTTCCATTGCTTTAATTTTTTTCTTTTCAAGTTTTTCTGTATATTTTTCTATTAACATTACTTGTTTTTCTGTAGGATTTCCTACTTGGCTACTAAATGGCATTCCTGTCATTCGAGCTACTCCTGATGATTGGTTTCTTAATTCATATAACTTATTTTCAATGTCCTTTATCTCCAGTGTTAAATAATAGTATTTAGATAATTCTTTCTTGTTCATTCATTACCTTTACTTTTTTATTCTCTAATACATGACACATTCTATGCATTTGATTTGCTCTATGTTTTATATTATTTATTGTGTCTTGCATTTCTTCTTCTGTGTGGCAAATATAAAAACCTCCAGACTTACCACTTATACTTCCTACGATTAAATAATAATCTTTATTCTCTCGTATATTCTGGATTACTTTTCTCATTGTTTTATCACTATTGATATTAAACATCTTTCTAAGTTCTTTGTTTTTTATTAGTTTTTCTTTTCCTATGTGGTTAGTAATTAAATAATTATATACTTTGGCTTCTACCATTTATTCTCCTAACAATAGCTGTTGTTCTTGATGTTTTAACATTGGCTTGTATCCATATTCCAGCATATCTTTTAATAGCCACTCTGGTATTATTCCTTTACTTACCCACATATTAGCTTTCTCATAATTTCTAGATGCTTGTTCATTATCTAATTCTTTATATCCTTTGTGAAAGTAACCATCATCATACATTCTTTTTAATAAATCCATTTCATACCTATCAATACAAAGTATGCATTCATCTTTTATATCAGAGATGCTTGGCATGAATTTAGACTTTCCTATAATATTATTTACTGCTCTATTAACGACATCATATGTATATCCTTCTAATTGGTTTCCAAGTAAATTTACCATACCTACTATATCTACTGATGTTAAATCTTTAAAGTGTCCAGGATATGCAATTTTTAATGTAGCTACTATTTTACTTAATTCTGATTGTTCCATTATATATTGCCTCCAATGTATCCATTACTTCCCCTTTGCTTTCTGGTATTTCTTTTTGATTTAGATACCATTCAAATTTTGTACCGAATAATGTTTCTGGTCTTAAATACTTTTCCCACTTAGTTCCTGTCCATTCCTGAACTTTGACATCTATTACTCTTTTAAAATCATCTAATTTAAATCCTTCTTTATATCTGGCTCGTATCAGCTGTTGAGTTTTTGTTGATGACTTTTTATAATGGGAACCTATTTTTAAATTTAAATAGTTGACAATCTCTTCATACGGAATTGACTTTACCTCCGGCTCTGCAGGAGAAGAAAGATATCCTATACTTTCCTGATCTATACTTACCTGTTCTATACTATCCTTACCTATACTTTCCTGTGTCGACGAGTCGTCCACGAGAATTACCTTTTCTTCCTGGTTTAATCTATATGATTTGTTTTCATCTAATTCCAGCATAGCTTTCTCTTTTTTATATGCTGTTTCATTATAGGTATCTTTTCTAATATAATTGTGAATTCTCCAATGCTTTACTACCACGACTCCTGATTCAAATGGAATAATAAATTTTCTTAATATTAAAATATTCATATCATCTTTGGTTGCACCTATGAACTTCATTATTTTTTTTGGTGAATTTATAAATCCATCATCATCTGCTCTCATTCCTAAATCATAATAAAGAAGCCTGGCACTCATTGGCATATCTATAAATGCATCACTATCAATTATTGTTTTTGCAAACATTCTTCTTTCTGCCATGCTTCCTCACTTTCTTTTTTTATTTCCGGTTGCACATATTATTATTAAAGTTATACAAATAACAATTGTTATTATTACACTATCACTCATAACTGATTCTCCTCTTCCTCTAAATAATTTCTACCGATTAGCTTCATAAATTGCTCCCTGGTATGTGTTCTTTCATACATCTGTTGACAAATCTTTTTTAAAAACAAATCCAATTCATGACCTTTCATTCCATGGACACCGAATGTTCCCTGGTGATGTTCTTGGCATAGCCATACTTTAAATCCATGCTTTTCACTTATTGGTCTTTTAGCTTTTCCAAAATATATATGATGGTCATGAACTCCGATTTCTTTTCTGCATATATAGCATCTTTTTTTATTCTGTAAAATACTCTTCATTGGTTTCTATTCCTAAATCATCAGCCCAATATTTAATTATTTCTATTAATTGATTCATCTCTTTTGTATTTAACTTTGAGCTTCCTAAGAAGCACTTGTAGACGATCATTTCTCTACCTTTGAATTGTTCTGGTCTAACAACTTTTACAGCTCTGAAGTTTTTTCTTAATTCCTCTTCTGCTTCTTCTGGAGCTAGTAAGTATGTGCTTCTTAGATTAGCTTCTTCTAATGCTGATACATATATTTCTTCTGGTTCTTGTTGCATATCTTCATGACTTGCAATTTTTCT